CGCCAACAGTTTCTTGTGCGTTGTCTTTCATCACGGCACGACTGATGCCGGTGATGTTGTCATATGGTGGTGGTGGATTTGCCATTTTTCTACCTTGGATAACCTTTAAAAGCCCGGACCGGACTTGTTTTTTGTACCTCTGGCGGTTCTACACTGTTTTTACTGCCAATTAGTTCTTTGCCACCAGGGGTATTAGTCATGGCCAATGCTTGGTCTATGACTTCATCAACTGAATCGTTGAATCCAAGAATCAAAGTGTTTTGTCCAAACGCACTTTCTTCTTCAAAAGGATCCCAGTCTTTGGAATAACCAGCTACGTCTGCTCTTGCTCTTGCCAAAGCTATACTAAATCTCAACGCACGGTATGCATCGTTGTTGCGTATGCCTGGTAATATAAATGTATGACGCAGAGGACCAGCAATGTCTTGCGACAGCTTCATTCTTTGTTCAGTGATAAATTCTCGGGCTCGCATGATTATCCAACTGTGTCTACGTTTGGTTCAGTATCCCATGGATCAGGATATTTTTGTTTGAAATCCATTTTGGGTTTTTTTAATTTTTCAACATCCAATGGCACTGCCTGTGTGTTTTCAGGTTCAGCAGGTTGTGGTTTGGTCTTGGGTCTTTGCCCAAAAGTTTTTATATGCTGCTTGTAATCATCCCAGGTGTCGCCTATTTCTTCAGGATCACCTTTTAGGTCAGCCGGAGTACGCCCGTAAAACTGTTGTCGTAATCTAGTTTTATCAAACGCCTGTTGCATTTGATTTGCTGCCGCGGCTGCATCATATTCGCGCACGATTTCTCTAAATCTCATCTGGTGTAGCCCTTGAATGCCTTGACAGGACTAGTGGTGTTCACTGAATCCACTTCTTCACTGTTCATGTTACCATGATTTAGATCTTTGTAGTCTGCCCCAGCAGCTTGATAGGCTTTTTTCATAATTTCTTGCTCTTGTTTTGTATATGGATGTGCTGTTCTATCGTTGCCAGCCCAGCTATGATCATCCATTTTAGGCACAAAAGTACCATCTGTGGCTGCTGCTGCCATCATCACACGATTCAAAGTGTAATCGCTGTCAGTGCGAGTTGGATCCCAAAATTTGTTTAGCCCGCGAGTGGCTTGTTGCTGCCTCTGCGTAATTTTAGCCCGCCTCTCGGTAATGATTTCAAATGCTCTCATGTCATGCTATGTAATTGTTCAACGACATCACGCTTTCAGTGCCTGAGCTTGCTGTTCCAAGTTCCTGAATTGTAGCATTGCCGCCTTCTATGGTTACAAAATTACCAACACCTACAAATGCATCGTATTTGCTGTTAGCTGGAATAACTATGGCGTTGCTGTAGATAGTGTTAGCTGTAACACCAGCATTGGCAATGTTGGCTACATTGACCTGAAAAGTAACACTGTTGACACCTGTGTTAATACGTACCTTGTCTGTTTTCCAGTTTACATTAGCCACTGCACCGGAATAAACGTTTGCTTGACTTGCCATTATTATATACCTTTCACTAATTTACTTATTGGTTTTTCACTCCAAGCGTCTAAGCGCCAGGTGTCTTGACCATTTCTTTGTAACCCGCCTGTGTGTCGTTGATCAACATTGTTGGCACTGCCACGATTCAAGGCACTGTTTAAAAATACTTCCACAATCTGCCCATCATTGGGATTACGAGTGAAATATCTTAGATTTTCTTTTACTGTGCTGGGCGGTGCATCTTGCGCTCCCATTTCGCGTTTTTGTTGCGGGGTAAGTTCCATTGGTTTAGGTGCTGGGTTAGGTGCGGGCGCAGGTGGTGCATAGGGTTTCAAGGGTTGGACCTTTTTTAATATCTCCATGGCTTGTCGCGTGGCTTGATCAGCGGTTTCTAGATCTGCAATTTTGTTATTAACTATCCAATCTCTTACTTCTTCGGCTGTGTAGTTTTGTTTGAGTTTTTGTGAAATTTCTTGTGCTAAAGATCTAATGTCGGCTTGTGTTTTTTCGTAGTGCTTGTTGGCAAAATACAAACCGGCCCCAGTTCCTCCAATAGCAGTGATCGTTTTCAAGGGATTTGTCTGTATGTATTTCTTTACTGGACCTTTTGCCAGTTCTCTGGCCTGTTGAATTTCCGCTTGTTGTGCCACTGTAGCAAGTTCAACATTTTTTTCAAGTATATTGTTCAAGACCTTGGTCATGGCCTCGCCAGGATCGCCAGGGTTTTTGATGCCCTCAAGTTCAACCGCTTGTTTTTGTGCATCAGTTAATCTATTCCATACATTTGTATACTCAGCTGGCAATCCAGATGGCATATCAGCTACACCTGCTTTGGCAGTTTGCGTCGCGGCAGTGCTAAAAGGTTGGTTTGTGGCTGGATTTATGATGGTACTTGATGAAGGTGCAGGTGTGGCAGCAGCTGGAGGGTTAGGTGTGCCTTTGAAAGCTGATTTTACAGCTCCAACAGCTTTGGCCAACCCACCTTGTTCAGCTATATCTTTTTTTTTTGATTCTAGCCCAGCTAACTCTAACATACGGTTGAATTCTTCAAACAGCATGTTTTCATCTTGAGTTGCGGCTTCTTTTAAAGGTTCAGGTTGTCCTACGTCTGGTGTAGACACTGCATAGGTTTGACCTGGACCTGAGTCAGGTTGAGCTGCTTGACCTGCTTGTGCATATCCACTAGTTTGATTGTTGACATTTCCAGTAGGTCCTGCGGATTTTTTCCCTAGCCCAATTGATCCTAGGAAGCCTCCTTTGCTAGGAGCACGAGCTAAAATAAATTTGTCAGTTGGATCTGCTTTGCCAATCCACTTTTGATCTTCTGGACTAAGCTTGTCCCATGCTGCTGCCTTGGCAGGGTCTGTGCCCGTCCATGGATTGGCGGTTCCGGTGGCTGCTGGTGCTGCTGGTGCTGCTGGTTGAGCAGCTTGCCCCTGAGCAGTGCCCTCGGCACCTGTAGCGGAGGCTGCATAACTTCCTTGGCCACCTGGTTGTCTTTGACCAAGTGTATCTGCAGATGCAGCAGGTGCCGGTTCAGGCGATTTTTGCACCTGACCAGTATAGTTGCTGGTTTGCTGATCGCCGGCATCGGCTCCTGCAAGGTTTTTTAATCTTTCAATATCTTGTGTGGTACCATCTGCGGCAGCTGGTGCTGCTGCTGTTGCTGTTGCCGGTGCTGTTGCTGTACCAGCAGCGGCATCTTGTGCCGCTTTTAGTGACGCAGCATCTGTGGCTTTTGGTGCTGTTGCAGCTGGTGCTGCTGCGGGTTCAGCCGCTGTCGCTGCCGCTGGTGCTGCTGCACCGCCTTGTGCAATTTTGGTTAGATTATCGCCTTTTTTCACAGTGTAACTGCCACCGCCTGGTAGTTGTAAAACTTGTCCTGGCTTAATTTTATTAGGGTCAGCACCAATTGTGGCTTTGTTAAGATCATAAATTTGCTTCCATGTCGCAGGTGCTGTTTGTTCAAGCATGCCTGCTTCTTCCAGCATTTGATAAGACATTCTGTCCATGCCAATGAAAACATTGTTTCCATCACGATCAACTATATCGGTTTCCACAACCAGTTCTTCGTTGAGCACTAGATCCAATGCGTCACCTTCTTTGGGTCCTGCTGTGCTATCAATTTGATTTAAATAATCTCTAAATGTTTTCATTGGTTAAACCTTTTTGTACAAGTTCCACAGACTACGTTCAATGCCTTCACTCTGAACTGACTTAACTGCAATGTGTGGCAACGTGGTTTGATCACGTTTGGGCTTGTTCAGTCCACCACTAATGGTTTGAGTCATGAACTCTGTGTCATCTTCTTGTCCCATGTTTTCTGGGTAATCTGGCGCATTGTTGCTAACTTCTACATCAGCTTCGTCAATATGATCGCAACCACAACCGCCCATGCCGCAACTAGGACATGATTCACTGTGATCGTCTTGCTGTGACGATAAACCTGCTAGTTTAAGTATGTGTGCTAGCTTGTCAGCATCTTCGTCGGTTGCATTGATAGTGATGTTTCTGTTGCCTTCAGAATTGATACTGGTGTTTATGCTAATGCTTTCATTAAGCTGTGATGATTCAGCAATCATGTCTTCAATGGCACGATTAAAGCTATCATAGATTCCTTTGCCAAATGTCATACCACCTTTGGAGTTATTACTAGCGGCATCAGTTGGATTTGTGTCAGTTTCTTTAACTGATTGCTCTTTCTTTGCTGGTTTAGCAGGTTTAGCATTTCTTGGATCACCGGGTGCAAACTTACTATCAGCTGGCGGCTGTGTAGCACCCTTTGGTGGTGTTACCATCTTACCACTTTTGGGATCACGATATGGTTTTTCTGCCTGTAGTACATCGGTCATTTCTTCATCAACAGGTTTGCCTTGTTTAACGTGCTTTGGTAAACCCTTGTGCTTGGTCTTGGCAAAGTCTTCAACGTCGCCTTTTTTCATGGTCTTGGCTACTTTTTTCAATTCCTTGCTGGCGCCAGGAATCTTCTCGCCTTTTTGCATAGCATGTGCCATACCCATGAATTTTTGTTGCGCTGTGCTCACTGCTTTTTCTTCTAGTTTGTCTACATTGTAACCGCAGCGACGCAGTGTCTCCATGGCTTCTTCAACTTCTTTACTGCGTTTGTTGCCTGCTTTAAAACCAGTTTGTCCATGTGCAGTTCTGTCTGTTTTGCGACTTTTTGCTGTTACTCTTTCTTGTCTAGGACCGTCGCCTTTCTTTGGACGGCCACGACCGCGCTTTTCTGCTGGTTCTTCACCGCCGCCAGTTTCACCTGTTTCTGGATCATAACGACGTGTATGACGAACACCTGAAGCTGTTTTTGTAATTTCGCCTTTGTGTCCTTGATAGCTGCTGCCAACCTTGGGAGATGTACGACGACGCTCTACATCTTTAATCATATCGTCCCAACCTTCGTCCATGGCATGACGTTTTTTATCAGCCGCTGCTTTTTTCATTGTTTCTTTTTTGTTACCGTCTTTGTCAAGATCAATGTAATCTGGCTTGCTGGCCTCTCTTACGTTTTCTAAATCACCGTCACCGTCTAGATCAGCTTTCTTTTTGTTTGCTGCCTTGGCCTTTAACACATTGTGTGCAAAAAAGTTTCCTTCTTCTACATCTGCTTCGTCCATCTTGTCATGACGAGCACGGATCTTGGCCATTTTTTCTTTGCTGGCACCGTCGCGGCCGGCTTGTTGCAGTGCCTTCATGCCTGCTGCACCATATTTCTTTTTACCTAAGTAAGCTTGTAATCCGCTTTCATCCACAGGCTTTTCTTGTTTGTCAGCAGGTTGTGCTGCTTGTCCTTGCGGCTTGGCTTTTACAAACTCAACATCTGTTTTGCCTGCATTAGGTGAACCAGGTGGTTGAATTGTGGCTTTGACACGATGACCTGGTTCGGCTTTGTATTCTGTACCACTGTCTGTTGATTTAATAGAACCTTGAGCTACTACCCCTTCGCCCATTTTTTTACCAGCGGCCGCTGCTTTTTGAAATTTTTCTTTACCATATTTTTTGCGACCAATGCTGGCCGCCACCGCTGCTGGATCTTTTACATCGCCTCTGTCGGCCAGTGACTTTTCTAATTTTTTAAAGCCCATGTACTTTTCATTGAGTTGCTCTCCTGAAGACACACGGTCAACATAACGTTGATATTTTTCACTCAATCTATCATAAGGAGATTGTGATTGTGCAGTTTGCACAGACTCCTGGAGATTTTGTTTTGGCTCTGACTTTGTCTGCGGTGCAGAAATGCTGTTTAGCTTGCCAAGTATTTCATACATGTTTGAATTCTGATTCATGGTATTATCTCGCATTTGATTTTACAGATGGTATCTTGTTTGTACCACCAATTGGACTTTTGTCACCCATTGGAAGATCATTTGTGGTTTCGGCAGGTTTTGTTTTTCCCCCCGCCACTTTAAAATTAGATTTCCAACGATTTCTAACCACTTCATGATCATGGCTGTCAGCAGCATAGTCTTTTGACAATGCTTTTTGTTGCTTGTCTGGGCTTGGATAGTCAGTGTCTGCCAACAGATTTTGATTCTTTTCTTTGATGCCTTCCATTTCTTCATCCATGCCCAGATCATAACCAATTGTGTGCATGATCAATCTATTAGGATCTAGTCCTAACATTTGAGCCATGTTGGTAATTTGTGGATGAATAGCTGGATAGCGAAATTCAACGTCAAAAAAGTTGATGCGCTCGTTTTCAAAATTAGGAAAATCAGTTGGAACTTTTTGAACTGGCGTTGACTTTAACTCGCCAATTTTCACTGGTTCAAACTGCGCCATTTTTTCCTTGAGTCCGCGCATGAACTCTGGAGAAACATCACCCGCAATTTTGATGCGGTAGTTGTATGTTTTTTGACTTTCGGCTAGATAATCACGAAAAAGTTTCATTGTTAAGATCCTATGTAATATTTATTCTTTTTTGCTAGAGTTGTCCAACACGCGGCGTAGTAAATCATTACGATCTATAACAACTCCTTCCGCTGTGGTAGTAGCGACCCCGGTATCGCTGCGTCGGTCCAGGGCTAGTTTTTTCATTTGTAAATCTACCATCTTTAATTTTTTGTTTAGTTTTGCTGTTTTGGCGGTGATAGCATGCCCAAGCATGTTGCTGGCCACAGCCAGGATTTCACTGCTGTATCTTGCTTCAACATTCATGCCAAGATTGATCAAATCTTTGTAGCTTTCTGTGGCCATGCTGGCTAGCTCGTCCATTTCGTTGTCGCTGGCATCTAAGCCGCGTACTTGAGGCAATGCTGCTTCTATTTTGTCTATGTTTTCCAAGGTTTCAATACTGATTTCGTTGGGAGCAGGAACTGCCATTGGCTCATCAACCATGTCACGGGGTAGATCAAAAAGGTCTTCTAATTTTCTGGTCATACCATATTTATTGGTTTTTGGAAAGCACTATTTTTTGCCGCCCTGATGAAATATTTGATCTTCGGTGATAACTCTAAACATACAACCATTGCGCCTTGCCCATTTGGTGGCTGCGTCCCACTTGGCATAGTTCACAGCTACCACAGCTCGGTCTCTACTGGTTGCCTTGCTTTCAACCAGGCTTTGTTTTTTTGGTTTGATTTCTATCAGTTCAGCGTGTACCATGTTATCTCTACCACGATAGGTTATGAAAAAGTCTGGTACGTACACTGTTTGCTTACCAGTAAGAGGATGTCTATAGGGAATAGAAATGGCTTCACTGGCCCATTGCAAAATATGATCATTGTTGTCACAGAAGTTCATGAATGCCCATTCCCATGAACTTCTAAATCTAGGAGGATTTTTACCTACGTATTTGTCAGAATTTTTGACACTGTAAATGCCCTGGGCAAACTTTTTCATTGAATAACATTTCTAGCCGCATAAAAATTAGGTTTTGTTACTTGGTTAACACCAAGCAAGGTAGATCTGCTTCTTATTCCATTGATATAATAAGCCATGGTCAAAGATAGTTCAAACGATCCTTGATCAATCAGCCCTTGAAAAAGTTCTTGCACAGGTATATCTGTTGTGACACTGATTTGAAATAAACTAGTGGCAAAGTAGAGAGCTGCTTGTTCGCTTTCAAATTTGCTTGCAAAGAAACTGTAGATTTGATCGTACTCATTGGCCGGCACAGCAAAATCATACTTGTAGAATTGATCAAAGATTCTAACGTTTAAATCTAAACTTGTGTTAGTGTTATTGACTGAGCCCATGTTATCTTGTCTTTGGAGTTGGGAAGAACACGCCGTTTACACGATTAGCCACATATTGGACATTATTGGCATTTGTGACTGCACGTTTTGCATCTTGAATAGCCTCGTCTCTAGCTATCTGCCCAAGGTTTTGATTTCTAAATGTGTTAAATGAAGCACCAGCTTTTTGAATAGCACCAACAATGTTTTTACTTTCAAGATCTTGCATAATACCTATACCTGTGTCTAACAAACCACCTTGACCTAGCACTGTTGCAGTACCGCCTGCATTCAAAGGACTTCTACGTGTATCGTACCTTGCAGGATCAGCAAAACCAAAGATATTATTATCTCCGCCTGGTTGAATACGACCAACTGCACCTTGTTGAAATTTCACAGTTTCATATTTAATACTCATAGTGGCATCCATGGTTCCACCGCCTTCTGAATAGGCATGATTACTTTGATTGAATTTTGTGATAATAGGATTGATCAACACATAAGTAGCGGTTGAGTGCTGACTCATGGTAGTAATACGTATATCTCTAATGAATCTTGGTTTACCAGAAGAATTAATTTGACTGAAACCATCAGTGTAACTTTCGCCTATGTAGCCCCAGTCATTGCCATTACGATAAGGACTGTAGATATCTGAGGCATTGTAAGTGCTGCCATTTGAAATGATACTAGATGTGCCATTGGTTCCTTGTGATGTTGACAAATTGTCGTAGGGTTGACTTGGGTCTTTGAAGTAATAGGTGTAATAGTTATACCAAAGAGTTCTAATTATATTATTGGTATCATCATGAAACGTTACATCAACCTGCCCGTAGTTTATTTTGTTTTGAGTGTAACGTTTGCGATTGTATTGATTTTGTTCACTGACAGTGATATCAAAACTTGGCATGGTCACGTTTTTGACCAAAAGGCTATAAGCCTTTTGATCATCTAACGGAATTATGTCATTTAGTTTTGGAATCGCTTGGTTAAGCGTGAACGCCACGTGATATAAAAACTTAAAACGTGGGCTTAACCCGTAGCCATTGGTTCTAAATGTCTTAGAAGCATGGGTATAATCTCTTAGACCATCAGAACCAAAAAAGCCCTTGAGAAAATCTTGCCCCCATGAAGCCATTTATTAGCCTGTAGCTGTTGAACCAACCACACGAGCAATAGCTTCACCAACGCCAGTCACACTGCCATCTCTGTACTGTACAGCATTATCGTATTCAGTTGTAAGTGTTATGGTCATTGCTTCGTTGGTACCATAGTTCATGTCACCCCAGTTCACTGACTTAAGGTAACAACCATATAGTTCCCATGTTTCCAATACCACTGGTGTTGCTGTTCCATTACCGCCGTCAAGCACGTCAATACGTGTTGTGTATTTGTAATCAATACCAGCAGCCGCACTGGCCTGCTCCATGAAGTCTAATTGCTTCTGCAACTGTTCGCCGGTGAGCTTACTTACATTACCAGCAGCATCATCACGGAGCACGATTTCCAACTGCTGCCATGTGTGTTTGCCAGCCAGTTTAATTGTACTGTTATAGATAGGTAAGTTAATTTGTTCAAAGCTCAAATTAGGTCTACCTGCACTGACTACTTGTTTAGTAAGCTCAGTTCTACTAGGACCATTTGCAACTCCAAAACCTTCAAATATCACACGATAGCGATATTTGAGTTTTGGCATTAAAAGACCTTGTGTGCTAGCACTTTGGTCACTTGCTAAAGGTACTGTAAGTTTTGTCAACGATGCTACAGCCATTGTATTCTCCTATATCTTTATTTACCTGGTATCAAGATCACCATTCAGACCCATTAAACTGTCTGTGAACTGGTTACGTTGCCAGACTGTATTTCACCTGTATTCTTGATACGCAGCGGAATATAGATAAATTCAACTGCTTTCACTGGTTCAATCGCAATGTCAACCCATAGCTCATTGGCATCTATACGTGCAGGGGTATTGTTCTGTGTGTCACATTGAACGTAGAAATCATACAGACCACGTTTGGCCACTAGGTCAATACACAAGTTTTCAATGTTTAACTTGATATCATTACGTGTGATTTGATCATTTGGTTCAAATAGATAAGTCTTGCCAATGACTTCTAATCTGCCACGCATGTAAGCTATCAATCTTGCAACATTGATACGATCCAATGCAGTTGTATCACCAAATGTGGTTTTATTACCAAAGTTGGTTATGCCCACACCCGGAACAAATGTAATTGGGTTTACGTGATTTTCGTATAGTACATCTCTAATGCCCTGATTCACACCAATAGTGATAAACTCGCCTGTTTGTGCATTTACATAACCAATTGCATTGGCATTATCAACCACGCCACGTTTGGTACCGGCTGGTGCAAACCATGGATAAGCAATATTATCATTGTAGATAAACGTGCGTATCATCATGTGACTTGGAGGCTGTACCACTGTGCTACCGCTTAGGTCTGTGGTTTGGCAACTTGGATAGAATGCTGCGGCATATCTATCACCGGTCAGCAAGCCATCGCCTGTGACTAGTCCGGTGCCTGGACCATCGCCACCGTTGTTAGTGGCCCAATTTGTAAGCGTAGTACCATCTGGAGCCAGTCTCAGTGGAGTATCGCTGATAACGAATCCTGTGTTGTTTCTATCATTGTTTAGATTCACTAGATTAGTTAATAGTTCAGGATACTGTGGGCAGGAAACAAGGTTAAATTCGTATTGTTCTTCACGAACAGTAACACTTGAATCAACACCTGATTTCAATGCAGCAACAATTAATTGTCTTTGTGCCTGTCTACCTGCATACATGCTACCATCATTACGATTACCGCTGGCAGTTAACCAGGTGCTGGTAACTGTTGGCAATGGATTGGTATCCGGGAAGCGAGCTGTGGTAAAGTAATTGCTTTGGAAGCTCTTAACATTAAAGCCACTTCTACGTGTGTTAAACAACAGTATGCCTTCAGGATACAGTTCCGAATCAGGCGCATCAGGATCAAGGTAATCGCTTACCAATAAACTTTCAATAGTCGGATAAGGATCTGTAATCGGGTCGGTGCTGCCATTTGGCGCCCAACGAGCATCTGCAAACAACACACCATTTTCTGTGGTTTGATCTGCGGTATCAAGTTGAACCCAACCATCCAATCCTTCGACGTTTTCCCAGCGATACAATAATGGATAATTTTCTAGGTCGCTGGTGTCAATCCACAGATCACCGTATACCAATGGACTTTCGGCTGCATCTGTTTGTGTGGTTGGTGCCGATGCGCTAAAGATTGGTCCTGTGGCATTGGTCAACGATAAGTTAAACCCACGCACATCATTGGTCACAGTTTGATAACCTTGCCAACCACTGTTGCCTTTAATCATGATATCTGCAACTGTGGCATCACTGTAGTACCATAGACGTCCATCTGCTGGATCCAAGCTTGGTGCGCTTGCAGAAGCTTGATAGTCTAATTGTATCCAATTGCTTAGAATATATCCGCCATCTGGGTTTGGTCTAGCCTGTGCGGAGTCATCAAGACCAGCTGCTGCAATTGGGTCACCAACGGTGCTGTTTACAACAATCACACCACCTTGGCTATGACTCATTACAACTCTGCCATTGCTATCAACAGTTGCACTTACATAAGTTACATTTGCAGCACTAACCGCTGACACAAAATCAGCAGCGGTCGTACCTAGCAAAGTAGCTGACACAGGAGTAGTCAGGTTAGCTGAGCCACTGCCACTTGCGCTGATTGTAAACACAGTGTTGGTAATAAACACAGGGTTAACCACATCACCAGTGGCATTCATTGCCCCGCTGGCGTTTCTTTCTAATAATTGAACAGTGTATGTGTTGTTGCCATCTACGTCGTACTGTGCGTATGTAGATCCAATTGGAATGTTTTTGCCACCACCGCTGGCATCTAGGGCATAGTTTGCAGCCTGATCACTGGCATACACTGGACATGCCTGAGTAACAAAAGTTCCTAGAGTACTATTATATTTTTCAACTATCAACAATGCACCATTGTTGGTTTGGGTGCTCTTGAACCAGATACTACCGGTTGGACGAGGGAAATTACTGGTAGTGCGCCACTGAGGCACATTGTAGTTAGGACTGATTTGTAAAGCAGGAGTATAATAACTTCTTTCAACAATACCAAGTGTGGTTAGTGGTGTACCAGACACGTTTTCAATTGTGACAATACCACCTTCAGCTGTGGAACCATCGCTGGTAGCATCGCTGTCAGCATAGATTGTGAATCTACCACCAACATTCTGAGCTATCACGCCTGCAATACTTGCAGCATTGATTTGAGTTACCAAATTATCAATGGTGTTGTCTGGAGCTCCTGGAATAGTAAATGCAGTTCCGTTGATACTTAAAACTTGTCCGGGGGTAATTGATGTTGGAGCCTGTGTGCCTTGCACGGTTGGCCAGCTCAACTTCCATGCGTCGCTGCCGACTAGTACCCATTCATTTACACTGTTTTTGTAGTAAACTGGATTGTTTACATTTGTTGCGTTAACTGCATAATCACCAATGCTGCCCACACTCTGCAGGGGCACTGTACTAGGTGCAGATTCAATCTGTAGAGTTGAAGTTATAACCAACGGTGTTTGCAATGTGAACACGTTTGTGGTGCCATTCCACTGGAACACACCCCACTGACTGTCAGATGTGTTCAGCCAATAAGTACCATCAGCCGGAGCACCAACTGGTCGGTTAAGGCTAGCAGATAATTCTGTTAAATTGATATCAACACGTTGAACGTACACACGATTAGTCAATCCCAACGCACTGTACGCAGCCAGCAAACCATATTCATTGAGTTCATAACCGTTGATTGGTGTGCCAGTAGTGGTTTTATAGAAAAACGGCACACCAAACAAATTCACTAGCTCGCGTTGACTGGTAACTGTGTAAAGTTTGTTAGCATTGGCCTTGAGTGTGCCAACTGCTGTTACACCCTGAGGGTTAGCTTTGTTCTGAGCTGAAGCTACAAGAATAAAAGGAACACTGTTTACTGCTGAAGGTAAGTAATTACTTTCATCAATAACTGTTACTGATACGCCCGGTGATGTTAGTAATGCCATTTGACAATCCTTTAAAAAGTTAACAATATTTATGGGATTGCCAAAAAAATCCGTTGTTACGCCTCCCTTTGCAAAGGTTCGTGTTTAAATAAAGAAATGAAACGTCCTTTGTGTCCAGTATGCAAGCAACGCCCGCGGGCTATTAACTACTATCGCGACGAAATAGCTCATTTCCGAACCAAATGTGAACACTGCCTAAGACGTAACAAAAACATTAAACCACCAGTGCCACGATGGTCTTTACGGGGATATCAAAAAAAATTGCACTGCGACCTGTGCAATTTCAAGGCCAGATACACAAGCCAAACTGTGGTATATCACATGGACGGAAATCTAAACAACGCAGAATTAAGCAATTTGCGATCAGTGTGCCGCAACTGCATTGAAGTAGTCACTAGATCTGATTTAACGTGGCGTAGGGGTGATTTGGAGCCGGACGTGTAGTTAACAAGCATTTCATAAGCTCTACAGTATTACGTCTTAGATCATCAAGTGTGCCATTGTTGTCAATAACATAGTCTGCCATCCAAATTTCTAAATTCATACTGGATCGAGCTTCTTGGGGTAGATGATCGCTTCTGTCAACCCAAATTGCATAGTCAAAAACACCAGTGTTACGCATGGCATGAAATTCACTTTTGTTTCTGAGCCCGCAGTATATTGTGTTTTCTGCAAAAATTTCCCTACCCAGTTTTGCAAAGTCATCGCGACAATATTCATGAATCATGTCGTACCATTTTGATCTATGATTGTGCCTGTCCTCAAAGCACTGTTTGTAACTTGTGTACCCATACTTTGACTTCAATTCATCATAGATAAATTTTTCTGCACAAAAATCAGAGCTTGATCTAAAAGAATAGTCAAATTCTTCACACAGGATTTCACACACAGTGTCTTTGCCATGTCGAGCATGGCCAATAATCAGTAGTTTAGGTAAGATCATACAAGTTCTTTGATTTTTAGGTATTCTAAAGCGTCGTGCAACAAATCAATTTGTCGACGACAGTCTTCTAGCGCATGGTGACTCGCTGGGTACTTGTTTAGACCGGGAACCAATCCGTACACTGTACGAGCATCACGTATCTTAAAGTACTGCCAAGGCAAGGGCATGTTATAGCTTTTGTAGGCGTGCTCTAGGATATTAGCATCGTAGGTAGGACCGTTCATCCACACGCGATTGCATTGCCAGCAAAGTTTGTGTAATTCCTGAAGAGCTTGCTGTAAGGGAATCCTGTTTTCTGGATTAAATGCTTCAATTTGTGCTTGAGTTTGAGTTGCCCACCAATCAATGGTACCCTGCTCTATTGCTCTGTGTTCTTGACTTTCCAGTGTGACACGAGCATAGTATTGTTGACGATAATACCCTCTAGAGAACGGATCAAAACACTGAGCTGCTATGGTTAAAATAGTAGCATCAGGGCCAGTGGCCAAACCTTCAATGTCAATCATTACGTCCATGCTAGATTATAGCAGGACTAAACTGTGATGTCAATTAGCCTATTACCCAAGTCAGCGGTTGACTTGCATCTACATACATTTTGAGATCTTCAATACACTTGTCCATTTCAGCCTGCGCCTGAGTTTTCAAAGCTTGACCGTTGAGTGTGGCTCCGCCCTGTGGACCAGCATATTGAGCAAATTTCTCCCTTGCTTCGCCAAGCATCATTCTAGATGCTGCCAACATATAATCTCTAATCCATTGGCTGATTTGATAATCGCTGAGCAAATTGATTTCTGGTTTTAGATTGTAGCTCCAAATCAAAACATCTTCGCCACTGCCCTTGGGATCTCGTATGATCTGAAGTTTTTTAGTTACTGGGTTAAACGTGTAGTTCAAATAGCCACCAAACATTCTAGCAGCCAATTCTACATATTGTGTGTAAAAATCATAGGTAGCCAATCCACCACTTTGATTAAAGTTCAACAAATACACCTGCATCTGTGCTTGACTAAAGGGATCAAAGTTGCTGGCAAAGGGACCAGTGGCCAAACCAAACTGGCGTCTAAACAGTTGTCTAACGCTGATTACTTCTTGTGGCAAGGTATAGATATCAACGTCTTGTATGAGTTGAAAAAAACTGTAGCTTTCTTCGTAGGCGTTGTTAGCTCGTTGACGATATACCCCTAATGAGCGTTGATACGCAGTTTCGTAGTGTTCTGGGTCAAGTTCAATATCAATCATTTGATCGCCCAGATTGAATCTAACATAATCTATTAGATTTTGTTTCAGCAACTGTAACGATGTTTGATCGCTTTGTTGATTTTCAGTAGACATAGTGGCTCCGGATATAATATTTATTGTCCGGAAGAGCTTTACCAGGCTCTTAAAATCACAAGATTTTCAGAACCCCTGCCGTTCCATGCTGTTTCTGTGGCCTTGATATCTTTGTAGGTTTTTCTGGCAGCTGGTTTCCCACCGTTGATCACTGCTTTTAACTGTTCTGCTGGTTTACGCAGGGTTTTTTGTTGAGTTTCAGCTAGGCTATATCCAACCACTGTGTTGTTTTTGATGCTAAAAGTTTTAGCGTACTCATCAGCAACCAGGTGTATGATCTTGCGCTTTTTTGTATCATACAACCAAGCTTCTGTTTTGTCCACAAGTTGACTTGCTGGCAAAGATTTTAAAGATAGTTCTGCAAACTCTGTACAAATCTTAAACTTAGCAGCTCGCTTTTCAGGAGTGACAGGTTTAACTTTGCGTGGTTTTCTTTCAACTTTTTTAAGTTGGATATAACTACCACAATCAGCTAAAACAAGTTCACAGAACTTTACACAATTACGCAATTGTATTTTAGAAAGATGACTGTATCCTGCCACAAGATCAGCATCCTTGCCAGCAACAACATCATCAAATTCTGATAATCTACGTTGCCAGATATCTTTGATATATCCAATCAGTTGCGGCGCTATGTTCATACTACGCAAAACTGACACGGGTTTGAAATCAGCACCAAGCTTGGCTCCGGCACCAATAAAATCATCAAACAACCCATCTAGTTCACCTGCACACTCAACCACTCGCTCACGTAGTCGGTCTTGAATGTTGGGTTTGGCTGCGGATTCTGGTTCTTCAACACTTTCAACCACTGGTTGTTTGTAATGCAAAAATGTGTCCAACATAGAGTCTAGTTTTTTCTGCTCGCTGGCGGTTAGCACAAGACCTAGATCCACCATGCGGCATAACCAACCCACTGTGGGCACAATTTGACTGTCGCTGAGAGACCTAATTTTTTTAGCGTCCTTGGCCCTGTCATGTCTGTCAAGGTAACTTATGATCATGTCCTTGGCATCTTTTTTGCTGTAGAAGTAATGATACCAGTTGAATGCATAAGTTAACTTGGACAACCGATCTTCTAACGGTTGAACTGCCCAAGTTGGCTCGTTGCCTGTGTATTTTGTATCCGGGCTACGCGGGTTTAACAATTTGATCGCTGCTTGTTTCATACTGTCTCCTTGTAGTAATTATAATTACTGTATTGCCTGTATTATAACAGGTTGTGAATATTTGGTCAACTGCCCATAAATATAGCATTATGCCAAGATTATCCCTTTATCGCCCAAATCGAACCTGGGACTACCAGTTCTTAGATCGTTCTATCCGCGAAATGTACACAGTGGGTGGGCTGGATATCTTTGTACACAAGTATCTTGGCCCAAAAACCTACCCCGATGACAGTCAAGAAGATGACAGCGGAATTGGCCCTAATTTTGATGCCACACTGCCAAAATACAATCAAAGTAATCCTTTGTTTATAGAGGATCTACTGCTGCTTGAAAACCGAGATCGAAAGTACGATCCTGATGTTTACGTTATGCGCGGTGTGTACAAGCATCAAGACATTGATTTTGATTTAACACAATTTGGGCTGTTTTTAAACAATGATACTTTGTTTATAACGTTTCACTACAATGACATGATTGACACTTTTCAACGCAAGTTGATGTCAGGTGACGTTTTAGAAGTTCCTAATCTCAAAGACTATCATCCCTTGAATCAAAATATCCCAGAGGCCTTGCCCAGATATTACGTGATTCAAGACGCTAACTACGCTAGTGAAGGTTTTAGTCAAACATGGTTGCCGCATCTATGGCGTGTGAAAGCCACACCCATGGTCAATGCCCAAGAGTTTCAAGACATTTTGAATAAGCCATTTGTCAAAGACACAGACTGGGATCCGGGAAATTACTATCCATTTGGTAGCATTGTAAATCAAGAGGGCGGTTACTATATTGCTATAAAAAATGTACCTGGTGGAACAGAATACACCAACACAGAATATTGGCGTCCATATACTCCGCTGACTGCTGCTGATTTAACTACCACAAGACCAAAAGATTTAGAAATCAATGATGCAATTTTGATACAAGCAGAATACGAAGTTCCCAAGAGCGGATATGACACAGTAAAGTTTTACATACTGCCAACCAACCCAAATGGTTCACCAGCAGATCCTTCTGAATACACAGCGGATTATACCTTCAGTGATGCCAGTAGAACTTTAAGCAACACACAGGATCAACTTACTCCAACCAGTGATGGTTATACCACAGGATACCTAACCGGCGACGGTATAGCCCCTAATGGCTTGCCGGTTACACCTGGCATAAGTTTTCCACCAAATCCCACTCTTGGAGATTATGCACTAAGATTAGATTACTTTCCTCATAGACTGTTTAGATATGACGGTGCAAGATGGACAAAGATTGAAGAAGTGGTACGCACACAACTAACACCTGGACCAGAAAATCAAACATTGCGTTCAAGCTTTGTTAACAACACAAATGTTACTCAAACCAACGACCGAGGTCCTATACCACAACGTCAAAGCCTAAGTCAAGCTTTGAAACCAAAAGCTGATAACGGAGGTTAATTTTGCAACAGTTTTTTTATGATTCACAGATACGTAGGTTTTTGTTGCAATTTACTAGAATGTTGAGCAACTTCCAAGTCGAGTACGGTCGTGATGAAGCAGGCAATGTAACTGAAGACACACTGGTTAGAGTACCAATTAGATATGGCGACGCATCGCGCCAGGCGCAAACCATAATTCAACAGAACTCTGCGAACCAGATGCCAAGCACCCCACTTATGACATATTACGTTGGTGCATTGACATATGACAGAGAAAGAGTTCAAGAACCATACTTTGTTGATCGTATTAATGTGCGTCAACGTTACTACGATGTTGAGACCAATACCTATGAAGTAACCCAGGGCAATGCTTTCACTGTGGAAAGACTAATGCCAGTGCCTTACAAACTGTCTTTGAATCTTGACATCTGGACCAGCAACACCAATCAAAAGATGCAATTGCTTGAACAGATACTTACACTGTTCAACCCTAGTTTAGAAATACAAAGCAGTGAAAACTATATTGACTGGACTAGCCTAAGCGTGTGCTATCTTGATGATGTGTCCTGGAGCTCGCGTACCATACCAGTTGGATCAGAAAATCCCATTGATATCTGTACACTTAAATTCAGTTTACCAATTTGGATAAGTTCGCCAGCAAAGATTAAAAAACTTGGTGTTGTGGAAAGAATCATTGCATCAGTTTATGATGGCACTGGAGATTTAATCAACGCAATAACCAACAATGATCTACTGCTAGGAACAAGACAAAAATTCACGCCATTTAACTACCAAGTGTTTTTGCTCAACGGTCAACTACAAATTTTACAACCAGCTGATGTGATCAGCGAACCAATCACTAGTTTGGAACCACCCAATTCACCTGTGGCTGATCAAACTACTTGGCCAGCTGTGATTAACATGTACGGATTGCTGCGCCCAGGAATAAGTTATATAAGTTTGGACAATCCATGGAATCCTGATACTGAGATTATTGGGTTTGTCACTGTTAATCCAGCAGATGAAAGATTTTTGCTATTTCAAGTTGATCCAGACACAGCGCCAGCCAACACTCTTGAACCAATCACAGCCATAATCAATCCTTTGCTAAGTGGTCCTGGCGACGGACTAGACTCTAGTTTATTGGGTCAAAGATATCTGCTGACCGAAGACACAGGAAATGTAAACAACACCGCAAATCCAACAGGGTGGCAAGGGCTACAAGGACAACCATTGATTGCCAAGGCCAATGATATCATAGAATACAATGGTTCACGTTGGATAGTGGTTTTTAACAGCGAGCAAATGCTTGAACCACAATACGTTACAAACATGGTCACTGGCATTCAATACAAATGGATTCCACCTTTGATCGAAGATGGATTTGTAGCAGATCCTGGACAATGGGTTAAAAGCTATGATGGACTTTATAAAGGCGGCTCATGGAGTCTAACTCTTTAAACGCAGTAGGAGTTTGGTTTTATTCAATTAGCACACATAGATATCTTTATCTAATACGCAATGACACCAAACACCCCGGTTCCTGGGGATTAGCAGGTGGGAAAGTAGAATTCAACGAAAGTTTACTAGACGCTATTCACCGTGAGTGTAAAGAAGAACTAGGGTTGGATTTTGTGAATGCTAAATTCTTGCCAATTGAAAAATTTACAAGCACTGATCAACAATTTGCATATCACACTTTTTTCTGTCAGGTAGACAGAGAGTTTACTCCAAAATTAAATCAAGAACACTGTGGTTACGCTTGGATTGAGTCTGGAACTTGGCCTAGGCCTTTACATCCTGGACTGTGGAACACCGTGAACATTGACGCCATACAGTCCAAAATTAACTTACTTGAAAAGAGATTAGAATCTACCAATTACTATATTGATGATTCCGCTGGTCCCGTTAAAATCTTCCAGTGACTTGCCTATAACACTGCCTACTTGTGGATTTTCTTCTGCTCTAGCTGTGCCATCACCATTGCTTACCACCATGTCGCCTTTGCGAATATTGCCAACTACCTTTGTGGGCACAAGTCCAGTCAATCCCACTGGCGTAGCAAAATCTCCAGGACAGGCTGAATTCATAAGATAACTTGGATTTGTACTGACCACACCAGCTACACGCTTGTCATTTACAACCAAACTTTTTGTAATTTGCTTTTCTCCGCCAAAACTAACCACAGTACCTGGCTCGTAGTAGGCGTCTGCTTCATACATTTCTGCTAAGTCAGAATACAAAGCAGAGGTTGAAGTAGCAAACACACGATTAAAATACGAAGTTGCACTGCCTATATTGCCAGTGGCATTAGCGCCGCCATTGGCAATCGCTATAGCCGCGTTGCCTGTGATTGTAATAGTTCCAGAAACAGTTGGCGAAGTCAGCGTCTTGTTACTCATGGTCTGAGTAGCAGACGTATTAATTATTGAAAATCCCCCCGCAGTGCTTCCATCATGTACACGCAAAGTATCAAGATCAGTGTCCACAGTGACTTCACCAACAGCTCCAGTAAATGAGTTGTTTTGCGAAGTTGTTCCGCGTCTTAATTGTACTTGAATAGCCATATAGTATGTTCCTTGTTGTATTTATAATTTTGATCAGCGAAAAATGCTGCTAGGTGTTGGAATCCGCGTTTTGATCTGGTTTAGGAAATTGGTTTTTAATCTCCAAAATACTGGCGTGCCATCCCTCATACCCTTGATGAAACAGCGTGTCAAGTTGCTGTTGTATGCTAGGATAGGCTCTGGCTCTGTCCCTAGCGTACTGCACAGAATCATGCTTGGCACGAAGTCTTGCCATTTCAGCCTTGCATTCTATCTCTGTGGGAGGTGCGTTGTTGGGATCTTGCCAGTTCAATCCTGAATAGTCATCGCCGTTCAAGCTCCAAGATGATCCAGGGCGCAAACTAACCAATGCTGACGCTAAATCATACCCCATTTTAATCTCCTAATCTGTAAATAAAATAATTTACCATACGACCAATATCACCTGTGGTGTTGCCGCAAAGTGATGCATAGTTAGTCCAACCGGGATTGCCACCGCTGAAATCAGAACTCACAGTTTTACCGGAAGTGGACCAATGTTGAAGTTGATATGTGGCAGATGTGCTGTCCACTGTGTAGGTCACATAATAGTTCCATGCTGTGTTAGTATCTCCTGATCCGGTTCTAGCACTGACCCCCACGGCTGTGCTATTTCCAGCTTTGGTTACACCAAACACAGTCCAAAGATCACCACCGCTGGCCTGACGGTATTGACAATTAATAACATAGTTGCCAGTATGGGTGTGTGTCCAAGTGGATGTTTGAGTGTTTGCAGTTATGTTTAAACTTGGACCAAGATTGTTAAACAGCATTTGAGTACCGTTGCCGGTGCTGGATATTGTCAAACTGCCGGCTGCATCGTTCACTGCATAGTACATGGTTGCATGAGCAAACTTGATGCTGTTGGTGTTGATCTGATAAGTGTTACTGGTATTGGTAATTTGATCTACTCTAACTACGCTCATTTTTATTCCTTTTACAATCTAATATTATTGTGCAACTTCAAATGCAGTGATTGTGGATATATACCTTCCTCCTGTTGCACTGTCTAAATCAGAAGGAGACCTATTGAGGTACACTGTGACAGTATTATCATTATTAATCTGCAGTTTATAGGTAATTGGACTGGTGCTACCTGGACTGTCTAAAAAATTTGACGTAGCTGGCACATCCTGGTTGCCATCAACGGTATTAAAAGAACCAAACATACTGCTTTGTCTACTACCAGAGGCAGTACCATTGGCAATAACTGTGTTTGCACTAGGTATATTACGCAATAAACGGGCTTTTGCTGTTGTTCCGCTGCCACCAATAACTGCAGAGACTATGATCAAAACTCTACTGTTTGTTGTTCTAGGAGTAATTGTAACAGACATGCCTGTGACGTCAGTCCAGGTACCGTTAGGTGCAGCCGAAAAAGTATTAACCAGAGTAGTGCTTTGTACTTGTATTATGCTACCAGGGCTATAAACCACATTGCCAGAACTCACAGTGATGACGCCGTTGGCCTGATTGCTTTGCAAATTGTTGACTAGTAGTGTACTCATTGTTGTATTTCCATTATCATTCCAGTGCTAACGGTGTTTTCATAAACATCCTGACCTTGACTGTCTAACGTTTTATTTAATGTAAACACATAATTTGACCCACTAGAAGAGCGAACTGCAGGAGCGTAAGTTCTTTGATTAAGATTTATGGCCGGAATAGAATATAACAAATAAAAATTAACCATGGTGCTGGCTTCGTTTGCATCATAAAATCCTGAAGCGTATCCACTCCATCTTTGGTTACCTGCTCCGCGATTATAACCTTCATAACCAGCGGTGGTAATTAAATTTCCGTTTTGATGTATCAATATAACATTGTCATGATGAACTTCACAATTCATCATCCATTCCATGACTATTAGACTGGAACTAAATTTAGGTGTGATAGTTAAATTAAGTTCACTGATTGTGGTTCCATTGCCAGAGTTAGAAGAATAATAAGCAGTTCTTTCATCAGTTCTAATAGTGAATACCTGAACAACTTGCCCAGAATATCTTAAGCTGGTTCCGCCAACAGGCGTTACTGCATTGCCAGTTGTTCGGATATTTCCTACAGTCAAAGTACTCATTGATTACATACCTCGTGAATTAAAGCAAAGCTCACCATACTTTCATAATAATTTTGTGTACCATCGCCTAACGTTCTATTTAGAGCAAATGTGTGAGAACCAGAGCCTGTGGCTCTCACTGCTGGAGCATAGGTTCTCGCTGTGGTTGATCCTGCTGCACAAGAGTAAAATATGTTCCAATTAATACCAGTAGAATCATCATTTCTGTCATAATACCCTGGTGTATAACAACTCCATCTAACATTACCACCTTGATTATTATAACCTTCCTCACCGGTAGTTGTAATTAAAGCACCGTCTCTATGTATTAAAAATCCATTATCATTATTACATTCGCCGTTTATCATCCACTGTACAATTAGTCGGCTTGACGCATAAATTGGAGTGATACTTATGCCTAGCACCGCCACTGTTGTGCCATTGCCAGTGTCAAGAGAACTATAGGTTGTTCTAGTATCAACTCTTAGAGTTCTAGTTTGAATAATGGTGCCAGGATATGTGAGCCTAGGCGAAAAATCAACCACGCCATTTGTAAAAGAACTTGCATCAATGTTACTAACCAGCACTGTGCTCATTGTGCAATCTCCATGATATATCCTGCTGATACACCATTTTCATAAGCATCTTGTCCTAAGCTTCCTATAGTTCTATTCAAAGCGAAAGTATATGTCGACGTGCCGCGCACGGCTGGATAATAAGTGCGTGTTGTGGTATCATTTGAAGGTGCTGTAAAAAACAAAAACCAGTTGCTCATTGTGGAACTTTCATCTTGATCGTAACGACCACTCATAATACCATTTTGTACCTGATTATTTTGCGTATTGTTAAAACCTTGAAAACCAGGTTGGCCTATAAGTCCATTATCAGTCCAAATTACAAATGTGTTATCTTGATGTAATTCTCCGTTTATCATCCATTTCATGACTAATAAACTATTAGATTTTTTTGGTGTAATAGTCAAACCAAGTTCACCGATGGGCGTTCCATCTGACGTTGAAGACGTATAGGTTAATCTTGCATCGGTTCTTCTATACACAGTTTGTATCACAGATCCGGGCGATGCAAAAGCAGTTGCACTTGTGCCAGTAACGCTCATTGAAGTATCTACCAGTGGATATCTAATAATCACTATACCAGATCCACCGTTTCCTCCAGGGTTAGTGGCATTGTAGTGAGAACCGCCGCCTCCACCTCCACCAGTGTTTGGGCCAGCATTGCCTCCACGAGTGTTGGTTTGCGATCCTGGACTGCCACCGCCGCCTGCATTGCCATTATTAAAACCTGCGCCACCAAATGTTACGCCAACTGCACCACCGCCACCGCCGCCAATACCTCCATCACCGCCAAACCCATAGCTGTAAGCAGCACCACCTCCGCCACCGCCCCAATAAAATACATTGCCTAAAATGTCATTTCTAATACCAGGCCCACCAGTTGCATTTCTTCCGGTTTCCCCACTACTGATACCTGGGCCGCCTGCTCCACCGCCACCGCCACCGTAGTATTGACCGCCGCCATTGCCGCCACGATAGCCTTGCCCGGCTATGCCATTTCCACCTGATCTAGTGCTACCATCTGAATATGCACTGGCACCACCACCACTACCCCCATCAGAACCTATCGCACCAGGAGTATAAGGATAATAACTGCTACCACCAAAACCACCACCACCAGCCATTATGGCATTAGCGTTGCTTAGATTAGGTCCAGAAAAAATACTGTTACCACCGTTGGTAGCAGGAATTGTAAATTGATGAGCGCCTGGTTGTGGACCTACTCCATCACCTCTAAATTGACTTCCCCCTGGTGCACCCCAACCCCCTGCGCCCACTGTGATAGTATAGGTACCTCGTATTAAATTGGTAGTTCCTGCTAGTACGCCACCACCACCGCCACCACCACCCATGTCCATGCCACCACCTCCGCCGCCGGCCACCACTAGATAATCTACTGTACCGCTGCTGTTGGCAGATGTTACAACCAAATTTCCGTTAGAAGTAAAGGTGTGAATTCTATAGGATATACCATTGATTGAAACGTTGGAAACGTTACCGCCTGTGGCTACAATTGGTTGAAAGGTTGATGTGTAAGAAGAAATTGAAGAAATTGAGTTTACTATTAGTGTCGTGGTCATACAATCGTCCAAAAAGCGCCACTATTTACCGTGATGGTTACCTCACTGTTAATAGTTATAGGACCGCTGCTTAAAGCGTTGAATGCGTTGCTGACATTACCTGATGCACTTAAATTGGCACTGTTATATCCATATGCTAAAGTGTTTATGAACTGAGCCTTGACATTAGCTGGAGTAGTTCCGTTGCTGGTGTACACACTGAAATCTGTGGCGTTGTCATCGTTTAGTACAATATTGCCTAGAGTTATGGTGTTGCCGGAGATCCACAAATTGGTCCAGCGCAGAGTGCTTGAACCCAATGAGTAAATATTTGAGGCATCCGGTACCAAGTTACCTTTGAATGTGGTTAAACCTGGTGCGAATACCACTGCATTAGAATTTCCTGTAACAGACAATGCAATATTGCCATTGGCAGCGGTCACTGACACATTTGAATTACCAGATCTAATGTTAGAACCGCTTACATTGCTCAGTGCAGAGCCATCGCCAGAGAAAAATGCGGCTGTGATGTTGCCTGTTGCTGAAACATTTTTAGTGGTAGTTATGTTTCCAGTTGAATTAATGTCAGCAACGCTGAGCGACAAGAAAGGAAAACTAGTGTTGCCTAGTGTATAAACAAACGGATTATCAGGTATTAAATTAGCAGATATAATTGAGCTGGTACCGTATTCTAAAGGGCCTAAATCATAACTATTGGAAATAGTAGAATCAGTGACCAATCCGTTATCAACATTTGGTGCATCTATTGAGTCACTGACCAATCCAGCACTGTTATTGCCAGCCCAGAAAATGCCATCATTTAGACTATCCAAAACACTAATGGTAATAACACCGGTTGTGGCATTTCCAACCATGCCTATGCCATTGCCTGCTCTTGGAATCAGTGTACCACTGACATTGCCTGCGTTAATAGTTACATTACCAGCAGAATTGCCTGCAACATTGCCCTGTAAACTGATCACCGAATAAACAGATGAAGCGTTGGCTATGCCTGTAAGCTGCGATCCATTGCCTATAAAGAAGTTGCCTGTAATGTTACCAGATGCGCTTACCACCCCAGTGACAAAAGCACCAGTGTTTGCCAAAACTAGAACATTGGCAGTTCCGCCTACATTGGCTGCAACATTGCCTCCGGAGGAGTCAATTCTTACATTGCTGTTGCCATTGTTGATATTGGCAACAGAAGTAATAATACCTGATAACTGACTACCATTACCAAAGAAGAAGTTGCCAGTGATATTGCCTGATGCACTGATCTCACCACTGACGTATTCGCCTGTGCTGGCCAAGGTCCAAACATTGGCTGTGCCACCAACATTGGCTTGAATATTTCCGCCAGAAGTTTCAATTCTAATATTACTGGTACCGTTATTGATGTTGGCTACTGAAGTAATGATGCCAGACAGTTGACTACCATTACCAAAGAAGTAGTTGCCAGTTATATTTCCAGTTGCAGAGATAAATCCACCAGTGATTATGTTTCCACCTGTGACATTACCTGACACACTGGCACTGGCTCCTTGAAGTTGCCCAACTGCAATTATGTTGCCATTGGAGTCAACTCTACCTACCGCTGACCCACCCGCTTCATCAAGATTCTTAACAAATCGTAAGGTGCCTGCTTCTACATCAATACCAAAGTTGTCGTTGTTGCCTTGATAGAAATGCAAACCAGGAGTATCACCGGCACCGTTGTTGAGTATGATGTTACCGCCACTGAGTGTTGCAGTATTATAAGGTGTGCCTCCAGTAAGGTTTAACACGCCAGAAGTTAATAAATTTCCACCAGTGACATTGGCTGTGGTTACAATATTTCCAGCTGCGCTTACTCTACCATCAGAATTAACATTGCCGCCGGTGACGTTGCCCAGTGCAATCACTGCCCCATTTGAAGTAATGTTTGCACCAGTAACATTTCCTGCTGCGCTTATCAACAAACTTGACAGAATATTTCCACCACTGACATTGGCCACTGACACAACGTTGCCTGTTGCTGAAACTACGCCTGCGGTGTTGATGTTCCCACCAATTACATTGCCCTGTGCTGATACAGTGCCGTTACTGATCAAATTGGCTGCTGTAACATTGCCATCAACTGTGACAACACCATTTGCAGTAATATTTCCAGATACGCTTAAGACGCCAATGTTTGTAACGTTGCTAATTGATAAATTATTTGCAGACGCATTTCCAGAGGTTTGAATTCCGCTTGCGTTTATTGTGAATATGTTTGCAGTACCTGCAACATTGGCCTGAATATTACCACCAGCGGTATCAATTCGTAAATTACTAGTGCCGTTATTGATGTTTGCAACTGAAGTAATAATACCAGAAAGCAATGATCCGTTGCCTAAAAAGTAGGTACCTGAGATATTACCTGAGGCTGAAATATTGCCGCCAGAAATGTTGCCTGTAATCGCAGCATTGCTAGTCACATTCAGCGTTGAACCAACATCAACATTGCCTGTAGCAGAAATTAAACCAGTGGCGTATAAACCAGTATTGGCAAACACCGCAGGAATCGTGCCATATGTTCCAACACTGACATTACCGTTGGCAGCAACTCTTACATTACTGTTGCCATTTTCAATTGCAGAACCAGCTGCTATTGACACATTTGTAAGTTGACTTCCGTCGCCAATAAAATAACCAGCTGTGATATTACCAGTTGTTGATAAGTTATTGCCCAGCGTTATGTTGTTGCCAGAAATGTTTCCTGACACAGAAATGCCAACTGCGTTAAGATTACCGCCTTGCCCAGTGATTTGATTTATATTGATGTTGCCGCCATTGGCTGTGATTCCACCTATGGTGTCAACTAAAATACTGTCTGCTGTTATACTGTTGGCAACATCAAGTATGCCAGTGATGCTTGCGTTCCCATTGACATTGAGATTGCTTAAAACATTCCCTGTTAAACTAATATTACCCGTGTTTACATTACCTGCAATAACATTTGCTGATAAATTAGCACCAAGTGCGTTTAGATAACCACCTTGGCCTGTGATTTGATTAATAACAATGTTACCACCATTGGCTGTAATACCGCCCGCGGTGTCAACCAAAATGCTGTCTGCTGTAAAGCTGTTAGCAACTCCAACTGTGCCGGCAATGTCTACATTCCCGTTAACATTGAGATCGCTTAAAACGTTGCCAGTTAGGCTAATGTTGCCGGTGTTTACATTTCCAGCAACAATATTTGCTGATAAATTAGCACCAACTGCGTTTAGATAACCACCTTGGCCTGTGATTTGGTTGATAGTGATGTTGCCTGAGTTAGCAGTGATGCCACCTACAGTGTCAACCAACAAACTGTCAGCAGTTAGGCTGTTGGCAATATCTACTACGCCAGAAACATTAACATTACCATTTACTCTTAAATTACTTAGAACGTTGCCAGTTAAACTAATATTAGTTGCATTAAGATTAGCACCAGAAATGTTTCCTTGGGCTGATACAGCACCGCCTGCTCCAGTTACTTCTGTCAAGATTAAATTACCACCAGTGATATTCGCTCCAGCACTGGTGTTTACCAACAAGTAACCTGTGTTAACATTGGCAGCAACTATATTACCTGTAGATACATTTCCACTTATTACATTACCCGCAGCAGATATCAACCCATTGGTATTGATATTTGCTCCTGTAACATTACCTGATGCGCTGACACTATTGCCAGTTACAATGTTACCAGATACAGTACCAGTTGCAAAAACATTACTGGATAATATATTGCCACTTGCACTAATTGCACCAACAGTGTTAAAATTGCCTGCTGTGACATTGCCAGTTACAGACAAACTTGTACCAGTGGCAGCACCAATATTTGGTGTTGTAAGATTAGCACCTGCCTTGACTGAAATATTGCCACCGCCGTCAAACGCTGTAGTGTTGTTGTCCACCTTGGCGGAAAATACAGTGCCTACAAGGCTGATACCAGCTTGTGTGTTGGCCGAGTAGACCTGGCTGGTGCTGAACAAGTCAAACACGATGTTGCTGGTGCCAAACGTAATGGTACCTTGCGGCTCAGCAACCACGTAGGCCGAGCCTTTGTTCACATTGCCAGATTCAGTGAAGAAGTAGGAGTTCAGACTCAAGGCATGGGCACTGTCGGTGCCGTATTCGTCAGCATCCGTGCTTCGCGTGATCGCTGTTGCGTTGCTCCAAGTATACACACCGTTGAGCACAGCATTGCCTTCGTTCTTGACCAGGATCCTGGTACCAATGGTCTGCACGTTGGCCGTGTCAATGAGATTGAACGAACCAGTGGTGGTGATGGTGGCACCTATGCCGTTGCCAGCTCCGTTGGGCTGTGCGTAGGTGATGGTACCACCTGTGGTTGTGGCCAAGTTGGCCGTGGTAGATACAAATACCTGCTCGTGATAAGTAAGTCCCGTAGCCACCAAGTTATCAACATAGATCTTGGTAGCCGCATCTTGATTCTGCATAGGATCAAGAAGATTGTTGATGTAGTTGCTGTCAGCGTTGATGTTACCGGCTGCATTAAGAGTGATGTCACTGGATCCACCGCTGGCGATAGTGATGCCACCAGTGCTGGCTACTTTTGCTGTGTTTACATTACCACTATTGACATTGCCCGTGGCTGACACTATGCCTGTATTAACATTAACACCATTTAGGTTTCCTGGTGCAGTCAATGCGCCATCTTGGCCAAATATCCAGTTTTGCGATGTTCCTCCAGTATTGGCCCTAATGCTAACATCCGTATTAGCATATAACTCAGCAGTTACCGCCCCCATAAACAACGCGGTAGTATCATCAGCAGTAGTTGTTAGATATGCGGAGTTGGCTCCGTAAGTAGTAAAGTCTAGTTTAGAAAATCCTAATCCGCTAATTGGTCCTGGTACTGTTAAGTTGCCGTTCGTGCCAAAGGTCCAGGTGTTTCCACCAGCTACAACACTTACGTTGCCACTGTTGTTCAGCGTAGGTGAATTTAAATTACCGCTTGTGATGTTGCCAGCAACACTTATGGTATTGCCATATGTGATTTCTTTGCTGGTGGTATTGTAGAACATGACCTGGGCTGTGTTGGCCACATCATTTCTAACTGGAGCCACAGTGAATGTGTTAGCGGTGGTTTGATCCAAGTTGGCGCCGGTGGCATTCAATATGATTGAATTATTGCCTTGGTTTGTATAACCAGCACTTGCTCCAATGGCCACGGCATACTGACCTTGTGTGCCTGCTCCAGCACTGGCTCCAATAGCCACCGAATTGATGCGTTGATTGGCTGCCCCCGCACCGCCGCCAATGGCCACTGCGGCATTGCCTTGAACAGTTGATCCAGCACCTGCACCAATGGCCACTGATTCTTCACCCTGTGTTTGTTGACCAGCACCGCCGCCAATGGCCACTGAAAATTGACCCTGGTCTTCTTGGCCAGCAAACAAACCAACGGCCAC